TCCTTGGTGACTGACTCCAGTTCCTTACCTACCGCCAATGCCTCTTTGATGCCAGCGACAGCAGCCTTGGCAACTTGAGTGACTGGTTCGCTCATGTTACTGGCCTACTTCTGCTTCTAACCGCTGTAACTCTTCTTTCTCTGCATCTGTTAAGCCAACTGGCTGTGCCTTCTGTTCTGACTTGGCAATAAGGTCATCAGCTATAATACCAGCACGTTCAAAAGCCTGTGTAGCCTTTAGGAATAGATTTCCACTTATAGGAATACCAGACTGTTGGGATTTAATAATACCTAAGGCGGCATTAGTTGCCTCAGGTGATGTTGCTGCTTTTGCCCAGAAACGAGGACCAAGAAGGATAGTGCCTCCAAGCAAAGCAGTCTTGATTGGGTTATCAGCGGCAACGCCTCTAGCTTCGTCACTAAGCACTAAAGCACCAACTGAGCCAAGAGCACCAATGGTCTGTGCCTGTTGTGCAGCCAAGAACAGCGGAGCCGTAGCACTAGGTTGTACTTCTGACAGTCGAGCAGCTTCTAAGAGAGTTTTAACACGCCCTTGAACAGCCTTTGGTAGAACTGCCTCAAATGTACGGCGAACTGCCTCATCGTTCTTAATCTTATCACCTAATTTGGCAAAAGAATCATCAGACTTAAGAAGATTCTCAAGGTATCCACGCTGTACGGACTCTAGTGTTTGCTGTACATTAAGTTTAGGATTTAACTGTTTTGCTTTTCCTAAAGCCTGTTTTGCCTCTTCCCAAGCAGTTACGTTACCGTTTTGAAAGATAGATTTGCCAACAAACTCTGGATCTTTATTGAGTAACTTTGATGCCGTATCTGAATACAAATCCTGAATACTGTCCCTATAGAACTTAGAATAGAACTTGTATTGCTGTGCTAGATTGCCAGACTGCTCTTCTGCAAGTCTTCCCTCAAACGGAATTGCAGTGCCAGAAAACTTAGAACCGGCAACATCCATTTGTTTCTCTAGGTCGCTTACTAACTTACTTAGACGAAAGACCGTCTTAGAATCTGGCTCTGAGGACCTTTTCAGATCACGAAGAGTTGTCTTTAGTGATGATGCTATATCGTGTGCCTGAGCAAAACCAATGTTATCAGGCAACACATTTATTGCTTCAATGTATCCACGCTCTTTGGAACCTAGTGTTAAACCGCCAAGAGCATCAGCAGATTGTAGAACTTTTGTGGCATCTCCTTTGATACTAGAAAGAGATACAGGTTGCTGTGCAATCTTGGGGGCCTTATCTAAGGCCTCATAGAAGGGTCTAGTCAGGCTTTTTAGAGCATCATCGCCTTCTTGGATCGCCGTAGCAAACTCTTTACCAGTTTGTAGACTGTCATAAATTCTGGTAGATGTCTCATCAAGGGCTTTATTTTTAGCACTAGCAATAGCCTCAACGTTTTTTTCAGCAGCCTTTTCAAACACAGGCTTACCAGTAAAGGAACCTCTGGCTAGTGACTCTTTAAAACCAGACCAAGAATCTTTAGTGGCTTGAAATGGTGTTAGTGTTCCACCGCCCTCTTGTAATAACTTCTGAGCAGCTACAATAGCGTCTTCTGGGGGTGTTCCAGCGAACCTTTTAGACAAGGCATCTTTTGTAATCTGAAAGGCCCTACCACCGGCACTAAACACAAGATTACCTATGCCGTCATAAGCAGCCTGCTCAACACCACCACGAATAATACCTAAAGTTGACCGAACAGATGGCGAAACACCCTCAATACCCATCTTTGCCGCTTCGCCTGTAGCGCCACCTAAGCCAGCACCAATCATGCTACGAATAGCAGCAGACCCCAAACCAGCCCCATATTCTACACCAGGGGCACTTCTTGTTAATAAACCACCAGCAACACCGCCTATCATTCCACCTAATGATGGTAGGCTTTCTACAGCCGCTTGCTTTAACTCTTGTGTAAGTGTTTTTGGCCTAGTATCTCTGACCATAACAGAATTACCAAGTTCTGCCTCAAGCCTTGTTAGTTCTTCTTGCTCTTGGGGTGTTAACGCCATTACTGGCCTCCTTGTTTTTTCCGCAACTCATCTATCCGTCTTTGTTTGGCTTCACGCTCACTAAGTTGTCTTTTAGCCTGGTCTATTGCCTTTTTACGGTTTTCAACAAAGTTAAACTTATTTAAATCACCACCACTAGCAACATATTCCTGAGCAGACTGATTCTCAATATCAGCGGCTAAAGCATCTGTACGAAGACGCTTAGTAACAGTCCGTAAAGTATTAACAGTAAAGTTACCAGTTCCGATAGCCTCACGCAAGAATGCCAATTCCTTCTCAGACAACGCACCCGGAAGACTACGAGCCTGTCCCTGTGCTAACTGGGCAAGTAACTGTTTTAATTGCTCTGTGTCGGATGTTCCAGTAACAGTAGCCCCAAAAGCCTCTGCAATCTGACCAACACGCAACTTAGCATCTGATCCAAAACCAGTAAATGCTGTATCTAAAACACGGTCAATAGAATTGGCTGTTTCAATTGTTTTAGCACCCTGAAGAGCAGCTTCTTCAACTTTACCAAGTTGTGTGGCTTTTCCTGGCAATGTTGCTTTCTCTGTGGGTGTTTGAGGAGGAGCACCGGCAGCGGCTTTTTTACGCTCTGCTTCATCACGCTCTGCTCTAAACCGTCTAGCGCCTTCATCGGTACCGAACTGTCGTACTAATTCATTTAGACGAGTACGATCAGCAATGGTTAGAGGTGCCTCTGTTTTCTCCCTAGTTGCTTGGGCCAATGATGCTATACCAGCAGCCTGTCTCTGGAATCCTTGCATCCGTTCAGACTCCAACTTAGCAGCCTGTTGAGCCGCCTGTTGAGCCAAGGTAGTTACACCCAACCTAGCCGCAGAAGAAGATAACTTTTTAAAGAATTCTGGTGAAGAAGCATCGTTACCTGAGGCCTGTAAGGCTTCTTGGTAGGCTTGCTGACCCAACTGTGCCTGCTGTAGTCTTGGGTCCTGCACCGAAGGAAGTCCAAATAAAGTATTGACAACACCACCCAAGGCCTGACCCATTTGCTGGCCTGATCTAGCAGCACCAAGATTAATAATCTGCTGAGGGGTTAACTTAGCCTGCTCTAGTAATCCACGCTCACGTTCAGCCTCGATAGCCTGCTGTATCAACTGAGGATTATAAGAACCAAATAATGTTTGCTCTGCCATTTCTATTTCCTTTAGTAAGGGCTGTAACCACCGCTTGTGTCTTCAAGATAACTTGGGTAAACATCGCCACTGTAATCACCGTAATAACTAATTTGGTTACTAGGAGGATTATAGGTGGCTGTAGATTGCGGTGCTGGTGCTTGTTGTTGACCAAATCCTAGACTTCCAAAAAAGTCTTTCATTAGGTTTTGACTAGCAAGATTCCTAGTACCAATCTGTGATAGTTGACCACCAAGTCTGGTCTGTGCTGCTGCCATGCCACCTTCTAATAAAGACCGACCAGCAGAAGCGCCAGCCGTGGCTGTTCTACCACCCAACTGAGCACCAATGTCCAGAGGTTGCTGACCTGCCTGCTCAAGCAACTGAGATACACCGAACTGGGTCTGGAATGGTGCTAGTGCCGATGTCTGTAATTTACCGGCCTCACCAAATAAACTAGTGCCATAAGCAATACGATTCCTTGCTTCTTGTTCTGCCTGTGCAGCCAATTGCAGGTCTTGTGTGCGCCTTGCAGTAGCCAATGCAGCCAACTCAGGCTGACCTACATCACCAATATTGAGGCCTGCACGACCACGACCAAATACAGAAGCACCTAATCTTGCCTCTTCACGCTGACGGATCGGGTCAAGCATTGCATACTGTTCTTGCAGATACTGGTTACGAGCCTGCTCTGGGGTCTGTGCAAGGTACTGTTGACCAAGACCAAACAAGGTCTGAGAAGGCGCTACAGCCTGTTCTGCAAGCCCTAGACTGTCTCCGTAGAGGGTAGAGAGCCTGTCTTGAAGAGCCTGTATCTCTGGCGATGTAGTATAACTAGCACCACTAAGACGGCCTTCAGGACCGTACTGAAACTGTGATTGTCCAAACCTAGTGGAGATGCCTACAGGCCTAAACCGAGCCTCTTCGGCTGCTAATTGTGCAGCACGTTCTTGAGCATCGGCTGCATACCTAGCGGCTTCGGCTTGTTTGTTGGCTGCTGATCTTGTAGCCCGTGCGCTTATGGCTGATCCAATTACGCTGCCTATTGCGTTACTCATTTAGATTACCTCTTTTTCTAAAATGTATCCAGTTAGTTTAAAACCAAACTTCTTCTCAAATGCTTTATAGTTACGCTTAGTGCCCATGATTATTTTCTTGTAGCCTAATTGCTTTGCTAGTTCATTGAGATAGATATTCCAGTAATGTCCATCACCATAAACTTGCAGAGCAACTAAAGCATCGTCATGCTCAGTCCAAGACATAAAACCATGTTCATTTTCAACTAAGTTGTCTAATCTTATTCTGGTATCTTTAGACTTAGTTAGGTATTCTTTTATTTGTTCTTTATTCATTAAGTCTTCATAATGTAGCAAAGAGCATAGTACGGGGGCAGGTTAGCATTAGTTGCTGACGAGCCTGTTGATGCGTTAGTAGTAGCAACCGTTATGCCTGTGGTATTGGAATTTATTGACGTTGTTCCACCACCGCCGCCAGTTGTAAAATTACCAGCCCCGGTTGCGCCAATTATGGCCACATTTGTGGAATGTGTATGCCCCGGATCTGTGACTACAGAAGTAGCTGTGTGTGTATGGCTTACGACTATGGCATTAGCAGAGCCACCAGTATCGCCTACTGCGTAAGTAGACCCAGCACCAACAACAAACTTATCTCTTAAGTCTGGTGTAGAGTTAGAACCATTACACAATACCCAACCAGATGGTATAGAAGCAGCAGAGCCTGACCAGATAATAATACCACCGCTAGGAAACGCTGCTGCTACTGCTGTAGAAACAAAGGCTGTGGTTGCAATCTGCGTAGTGTTTGTCCCAGAAGACGCTGTAGGCGCTAACGGAGTACCTGTAAGTGTTGGGCTGTTGCTGTCTGCCTTGGATGATATAGCAGAGGCAATGGCGGTGTATTCCGCATCAATCTCAGTTCCTTTGATAACCTTCGCTGGGTTACCAGTGCTAAGTGCGTCTTTAGATGCAAAGTTAGTTGCTTTCGTGTAATTGCTCATACTGTTTTTCCTTGTGCGACATAGACATCGATTTTCTGAATAGAAAGAGGATCACCATTTAATTCGGCTTCTAATCCTAGTTGTAGGACTGCCCCAGTACCGCCTGCATTGATCTGGAACTGGTCTAGGACGACACCATTGGAGAATTCAGCAATGTTGTATTCCCCAACATTATACTCGTAAACTACGCCAATGTCAAGCAATTTCGTTTCACTATTGTAATTTTCTTTGTAATCAAAGCCCCATTTGATGGCTATAGCGTCACCAGAGCCTCCAATGACCACAAATCCTATCTTTTTAAGGACTTTTAAGGCTGTTGGGCTACCAAAGTCAAAGTAATTGGTGTAATACTGTAGCCGGTAAGTAGAGGCATTATCTAGGTGTCCAAAGTATCTAGCGATATACCCAGGCTTGCCTAACAGCAGTTGCTTGGATTGGTTAACAAATAAGGCCTTTGGATCGAGGCTATCCCATATCGTGACACGGGCAGATCCGTCCTGTAGAGCACCCCGCATATCAAAGCAGTAGGTAACCTTGGTTGCTGGCAGGGTAAGCAGGTAAAAGGCATCCCGGTCATAGTAGACAGACTTGATGGTGCTGGCTGTCTCTGAGGCTACCGCAGTAATAAGGTCATCACGGACATTCTTAGACAGGTCCCGCATAGGCAAGGACTTCTCTTGGATGACCCGCTGAAGGCTACGCACACCAGAGTCGGACAGGAAGACAATATCTGTTCCTGTGTTCTGCACAGAGTCTCTAGCGATACAACCGACATTGGGGATAAAGTCTGCCAAGGCCAAGGAAGTGACATCTATGGGGTTGCTATAGATAGCAATGTTGTTCCTACCAAATATGATTAGGAAGCCGTTGTGGGCCGCTAGAGCGATAATCTGGTCATTGTTGGGGAACACAGAGTTGATCGATAAAGAGCCTGAGTCGCCACCTTGGAAGTCAGAACCGTCCAAGAGCCTGCTAAAGTACACAGTCTGCCTGTCACCAACAATGTCTGCCATCCAGATACGACCATAGGCAGCTAAGGTACAGTTTGGTTTAAAGTCTGATGTAGAGTAGCCTGTCGGTAATGTTCCTACATCACCTAACTGCTGAAAGCCAAAGGAGCCAGAATGGGAATGTGCATTGGCAATAGTGGTTACTGTGCTGGTCAAAGAATTACCAACTGTATATCCTGTACCGGCAGTAGAGACTGTCACAGTGGCTACACCAGTACCGCTAAGGGTTGCCACAGTTAGTTTAGCATTAGAGCCAGAACCTCCTGCTAATGTCAATATATCGCCAACATTGTAGCCAGAGCCAGCAGCAGTGACTGTTACTGTTGCTATCGGACCAGTACCGCCACCACCGCTAATCGTAGCTACAGAGAAGGTAGCGCCAGTGCCTGGAGTAGGTAGATTGTGGTAGACCAGTACAGGGTGTCCTGTCTGGACCATATAAGCATGGGAAACAGCGTCAGAACCGTCACCATAGGGCAAAGCCGCAGCTTGCCAGTTGTTGCCTGTTATCGTGTAAGACACATCAGCAGTGTTAGCCTGTGTCCTTACAGTCTTGGTGGTCATCGTTGTGGTGCCAGTAAACAACTTGTTATTACCGGCACTGATGGTCTGGTTACCGCCAACATCGATCATCTCAAATATAAACTCTACAGCGTTACCAGAGCCTAAGTCTGAGTTGACTGCTGTGTTTACAGGTGTCCAACCACGCCTAGCCCCAATACGACCATACCTATCGATAACACAATTCTGTGCCTTCAGAGCATAGCCTGAAGACAACTG